TGCTCGTCCTGTTCTCTAATTATCTTTTTCAGTTGTTCAATTTCTTTATCTTTATTCATAATATTTGTTTTAATTTATACGCAACTACGCTTACACCTATCCGTTATAAGCAATAAAATAAAATTACCAACCCTCGCTGATTTTAATATTCCTTGCCTCTTCTTTACCAAGTTCTCCAAACTGCTCCAAAACATTAACAGTTATTCTTGAATCAACTTCTGCATCACATAAGAAGTTTCTAAAATAGTTATAAATCAATTCTTCTGTTAATGTCCCAAGTTGATGTTCTGAAACCATATTTCTAAGTTCAGAAACTAAGCAGTTTTCAATTTGTTGTTTTGTTTTAGCCATCGCTCAAATTTTATTTTACAGCTTATAACAGCGTATATACAAGATACGCCTACAAGCATTTGTTTATAATTTAAAGTTCATCGTTAGGCGTACCTCGTATATACGCAAAACGTTAGCGGAAATGCCTTTTTAAAACTTCGTTCGTCTTTTCAGCTTTCTTGGCAAAATCGTAGTTATACAATGCTTTCGTTGTGCAATCAGCACATAGCCCATCATACATATCTCTTTGAACAGTTCCGTCTTTTTTTAAGCAACCACTACACACTAAGGCACTATCCGCTAACAAGCGGTTAGCGTCATTGCCGTTTTCGTAGTTTGTTGAAGTTTTGTTTTCCATATTAAATTTATTTTTTAAAGTTAAAGTTTTGTGTTCCAAAGTCGGCAACGAACGCCAACCGCCAATACGTTATAAGTAGTTGTCATAAAATATCTTTACAACCTTTAAAGTTTCTGTTTCAGCAAAAGTAATCATTTCTTCTTCTTTGTTAATCCAATCGTCATTAAATATTATTCCTGAAAGGTGCATCATTTCGTGAAAAACAGTAGATGTTGTTGTTATCGTATCGGTACATCTGTTTAAATTAATAAATACAAACGGACTATTATTAATTGGAGAAAGATTGCACCATCCTGCTATATAAGATTGTTCTTTATTGTTAATATGCTTTTTGCAATCTTCAGCGTTTAATCCGTGCATTTCTTTAGTGTTATAATATTCAAATATTTCACACGGATTAAAGCTTAATAAAAGAATGTAATTATCATTAATTATTGTTATCATATAAAGAATAATCTTATAGTTATTTCAATTATGGTAATTTATTAGGGTTTTCGTTTAGTTTAGCTTTTATAATTTTAATGTAAAGATTGTAGTTAAATTGTTGACGTACTGAATTTTCAGTCTTTTCGCTCCAAAATTGGAGGCAACTCATAAGATTAAATTGTTTCATATTTATTTGTTTTATTTAGTCCAATCAAATTTTAAATAATTAAAAGATAACAAATGGTATTGAAAAAATTTTTCGTGATGTTTGTCTGGTATATAAGTTTTGTGTCTAAGCTTAATTGATTTTATAGGAACAACAAACTCTTCAGGCTTTAAATTTTCTTCCGTAGTCAAATACCATGTAAAGTCTAAGGGATTTAATAATTCTTTACTTAATTTAAAGTTTACAGTTTTATCTGCAAGCTCAAACTGAATAACTCTTAAATCATCATAATCATAATTGTTTATGGTTTGAAATCCTAACGCAATTACTTTTACGTTATAGTCTACATCATACTTAACAACTAACCAAACGAACAATGTATCTTCTATATCGTTCTGATTAATGAATCCACTTAACATTTTTGATGTAAAATAAACTCCATCTTCGTAAACAGAATCAATAGTTTCAAATTTTTCGTACAAATCTGTAATTGGATCCTCTTGAGCGCTAATTGTAAGCCCTGCAAACAATAAAGCTGTTGTGATTAATTTTTTCATGATTGATAGTTTTTATATAACCTTTAACGTAGTAATTTGTATAAAGTTACAAATAATTTTATAAAAAAATAGTTTTTATTTGTAATAATTCATATAAGGTTGATAATCAGTAAATTTAGTTTTTTCATGCTCAAACGTTAACATTACATCTGCCAGTGGTCCGTTACGATGTTTGGCGATAATAAACATTGCCATTCCTGAAGTAGAGTTTCCTTTTTCGTCTTGCATTATACCATAATATTCAGGGCGATATAAAAACGAAACAACGTCTGCATCCATTTCTATACTGCCACTTTCGCGCAAATCAGAAAGCATAGGTCTTTTATCTTGTCTTGATTCAACAGCTCTACTTAATTGTGACAGCGCTATAACAGGCACTTTTAATTCTTTTGCAATATTTTTTAAAGACCTTGAAATTATACCTATTTCTTGTTCTCTATTACCTTTGTGATCAGGAACAGTTATTAATTGCAAATAATCAACTACAATTAGCCCTAAATTCTTTTCTCTTTTAAGTTTACGGCATTTATTTTTTAAATCAAATATTGATATTCCTGCTGTATCATCAATGAATATAGGGGCTCCAATAAGTCCTGCGCAATTATTAGTCAATTGGGTCATTTCATATTCATTTAATCCTGTTCTTAAAATTTTCTCAACAGGAATACCGCTTTGCTGTGATTGCATTCGTGCATAAAATTGTGATGTTGACATTTCAAGAGTGAATAAAGCAACTGATTTTCCTTGAGTAATCGCAGGATTTGTAACAAGTTGTGCCGCTAATGAAGATTTTCCCATTCCCGGACGTGCAGCAAGTATAACCAAATCAGGCTCCTGCCACCCTGCTGTAATTTTATCAATACCATTAAATCCTGATGTAACTCCTAATTTTCCACCATTCTCCAATATTAACTTGTTTCTCTCAATCATATTTGCATAAATTTCACGAGAAGACGCTATATTGTTTCCTGTTAAGTTGGTAGTTATTTCTGTTAAATTCTTTTCGTATTTATCAATTAAGTCAGCTATTTTACATTGAGGATTATAAGCTTCAGTAAGTGTAGAGGATGCTATATTTATAACGTCACGAAACATCTTTTTTTCAACTAATATATCGCAATGTTTTTCAATGTTGTCGTGTGACAATACGTTGTCTGTTAGTTTTGTTATAAAATACGCTCCGCCAATGGAATCTAAATACTTGTTATCTTTTAGTGCTTGAATAACGGTAACGTATTCAATGGGCTTTTTTGTATCGTATAACCACTTACAGCATTTGAATATAATGGCGTGTGAAGGGTGATAAAAATGTTCGTGAGTAAGCCTATTAACTACTTCGTCTATTGCTTTCGGAAAGTAAAGTATTTGCCCTAAAACTATGGCTTCTATATCTGTTGCTTGAGGTATGTTCATCGTTTGTATATTTTAGGCTCAAATGATATTCCTGTTGATTGATTAACTATTTTATGTTCTTCTTTCATCCAATTAGCAATCATTTTTTGTTTCCAATTAATAACTTTATCGCCGTTACGATCTTTCCAATCAGCCACCGAATAATACTCAAACGCTTTTTTGGCTTGAATATCTGAATACCCTTTTTCCTTGAAATATGAAACGACTTGTTCCTGCGTTGGCGGTATAAATTCATTTTTACTTTTTTTACATTTAGGTTTCTTAAAAAAGTTTAACCATTTGTCAGTAGGTTGATTTTCAATTAATAGTCCTTTTTCTCTTAACAAAGATATGTAAGGAACTATCTTATCAAATTCAATAGCAATATATTCAATAGATTTATCTGCTGGATTCTCATTTTTTTCAAAACATAAATTCATAAAATCCATTACAACGTATTGCTGAAGAGATAAATCTAAATCAACTCTTACTGAATGATTAATCGTTGTTACTCCCGTTATCTTTATCATTATCAAATACGCTTACAAATATTACAAAAAACCACATGAATAACCACATTGAACTCCCTGTCATTATTGATACAACAACAGGTAGATAAAGTGTTGTGAGTAGAAAAAATGCTTTAATTATATTAATCATGGCTTTATTAAATTAAGTTTTTTAACATCATCCTTAGTAGCTAATTTGATTTTCTTTTTCTTGGTGTAGTCTTCTTGATTTTTATTAGCTAAAAGATATTGAGCTACTTCTGCCATGCAATTAACTACTTCAAGTTTTAACTTACGCATTTTTTCTATTCTGTCGCGTTTTTCTTTTTTCTGTTTTTCGTTATAAACATTAGAAAGTTTAATTGCTTCCATGTTATCGTTTAATACTTGATCTACAATCATGAATGCAGCCAAATTGTGCTCGTTTGTTTGGTCGTATGATATTTCATAGCCTTGCAATGTTAAAGTCATTTTAAATCCAATTTGACTTTCAATTTTGAGTGATTTTTCTTCTTGTTTCATTTTGTTCCGGGAAATAATAATTTTAATTTTTTTAAACTTTGTTCTTCGTTAAATTCTTTTACAGCAAATTTTATTTTACCGTTCTCGTCAATTTCAGGACTACCAATTGTTAAGTTGATAAACACTCCGTAACGAGTTGCAAGCCAAATAATCTGATCTTCTCTTAATGAGCCTTTCATATCGCCGTGCTTTAAATATCTGCTAATCATATCAACAGGTAATTTATACCCTCTTAAAGCTGCATCGTTTATAACGTCTTGTTGCGTTAATTTAAGTATATTAATCCTATCAATTATCGCCTGTCTTATTTTTTGGTTAGTCTTAATAACCGAATATTTTCTACCCATTTTCTCGTTCCTCCAAAATTTTATCTATGTTATCAATCATGTAGTTAAATTGCTTATCAACTTGTTCTGAAGTTAATGGCGATGTAAATAGCAAGGAAAATATAATTTCTCCCCTTACTGCGTGTTCTATTGATGCAAAAGAATAAACATCGCCGAACGATTTTGTTTTTGCGACTGAATCGGAATAACACATTACCTTAGCAATATATTCTTCTCCGTCTTTATCTTTTACTCTTTGGATTTTTGCCATTTCAGGCTCTTTCCCTTCAATGTTTAGTTTCATAATTTATTCACTAAGTTTGTTAATTTTACAAATTCACTTCTTTCTACTTCAAACTGACTAATTACTTTTTCGTCTTTATCTAATCCGCTTATTACAACGCTTTTTTCGTTAAGATAAAAACATATTTCTTCTATTCTTTCATCGTATAATATAGCGTATTCAGTAGCCTTTAATCTTAATTCAACTTCCATTTTCACTTAATTTTAAATAATAATCTTCTGGCGACAATACTTCTATTCCAAATTCAACAGCTAACCATGCCAATACTTTTTCTATGAATTTACTCATATCTTCCTTAGATAAAGATGAAGTACTCGTAACCTCTAATTTGTCCCAACGTATATTTTTCAGTCTAATAGGTTTAATGTAAGATAAAAACATTGGAGCTATAACATCTTCATGAATATCATCCGCTTTATTAAAATGGCTAAACGATTCGTGCTGATGAGCTGTTTGCAATATAGCTCCCCTGTAATATGCGTGTTGGTCAGTAGAAACTTTCTTATATCTTTTTTTAATAATCTCTTCAAACTCTTGACCTTCTAATGATTCAAGTTGTTTCTTATACAATTCGGTATTGTAGTAAATCTTTTTACCATTCTGTATCTTTCCATAATGTCTTACTATTAAACTCATACGTATATTTCTGATGTTATGTAAGTATAATTCTTTCCTGCTGGCTTGTAGTTTACTATTTTCATAGTGTATTCACCCGTTTCCTTGTTGATAATCTTTTGTATGAATATACAAACCTTTTTACCTATCACATCGTTTCTGCTAAAAGCAATATCTTTTTTAAGAACTCCCAATATAGCAAGTAACTTTTTAAAAGTTTTATATTCAAACTGATCCCCAATACGGAATGCTTTTTCAAAAATATTACCGTTACAATTAAAAGAAAAAACTACACAAGGCGAAGCAAGGTATGTTATTAAATCTCCGTTTGCATCTTTTAAAGCATAAACATTGTCAATAACACATTCGTGAACTCCGTGCGGAATTTCTTCTTTCAATTGCGGTATAGTAACAGATAGTCCCATGTTTAGAACGGCGCACCTTGATTATCGTCAATAAAAATACCTGTCTGTGGAGCGTTCATTTGAGGAGGAGCCTGTTGCTGAAATACATTATTTTGTTGGAAAGGTACCTGTTGTTGAACAGGAGCTTGCTGTTGTACTGGTTGCGTAAAAACAGGTTGTTGATATTGTGGAGGCTGAAACGTTTGAACAGGCTGTTGAGGCATTGCTTGACCAACTTGTGGTTCAGGACCAAACTTAGTAATAATGTTTTGCCAATCTTGTGATTCTCTGATTTTCTTCTGAACGTATTGCCATAAAGAATGAAATTGTTGCCATGAAAACTTATCTAAATCGAATAAGAACGGCGCGTTTTTAGGTTGACCATAATTACTTGTCGGAGGCATAATCATTGTTCCTGATGCAGCTATGTTAGCGTAGGTAATATCGTCCTTTTGAGTGTGAACAACCATTACTTGACATGACTGCCCTAAGTATGCAGGTAAGTCTTTTGCTAAATCAATTTTAGCTACCCCTCTCCATTGTTTAAGCATCTTGCAAAGGTTAGCCTTTTCATCTGAATAGAAATTGTAATCTTGCATAATAGATAATCTTTGAGGTCCTCTTGTTTCGTCAAATACCTGTTCAGGTAATGTTGGAAACTCGAAGCAGAACTTTACTTTAGGCTTACTGCTTACGTTGCCTTTGAAATTTTCTTGATGCGTACCCATATCAATTATTGCATAGCAAATTGCTGGGTGTAATCCTGCTGGAGGAATTGGCTTTTGGGTTCTTTGACCCTGTGGTGTTGATAGTCCCATCTTGTTTTTGTTTTTGTTTGTTTATTAATAAATTAATTTATCCGTCTTTAACTCTTGTTTCCTTTTGTAATTAGTTAGTTTCTTAGTAATTCTCTTTCTCAATAACGTTGCTGACTTTCTCATCTTAGCATTGCTTTTAAATTCAAATCTGCCTAAACCTTTAACTGTTATTGATACTGCTGAAACATCTGACTTTTTCCTTTTAAACCTATCAGATACTCCCGTCCAAAAAGGATACAGCATAAAATATAATTCTTTGCGTGTGTATTGCGGAAACATACTGATAAGTTTGTCGGGAACTTGTTTGTCTTTTGCCATTACTTAGTAACTACTGATACTTCTTTGTAAAACTTAATACCTGCAATAATATCACCATCGTTAAGTGATTCTTTGTTAGCCTTAATCCATTCACGAACTTTTGCCTCGTCAACCATTAAGAATTGAACAGGAACTCTGCTAAGGTCAACAACATCAAATTTCCAATTGTGTCTGATGTTAGATGCTTTTTGTGATTCTAACATAGCTAACTCATGGTTAATGCTGTCTTCAAATAAACTGTTAGCTGGAGCTTGCTGTTTAAGTTCTTGCTCTCTTCTTAGTAATTCTAAGTTCCATTCCTTAATTTGATTTTTAAGGTACTGAATAGAATTGTTAAGAGGTTCAGATAAATCCTTAGCAACTGCATCTACTTTTTTACCTGCATCAAGGTAAGGCTTTTTAAGTTCTGTCCTTTTCTCTTCAATCAGTTTTAAGTGATTGTTTACTGCGGATAACTTTTGATTTGCAATAGCTAAAGATACATCGTCTGTAACTTTAATTTGTAACGCTTCTTCAGATAACTGAATGAATACGTCTTTTGTAGATTGTAGTTTACTCCATTCTAAATCTACTCTGTCGGTTGTTGTGATTGTGTTCATGACTGATAGTTTTTATATGTATAACGTAAAAATTTGTACAATGTTACAAAATTAATAATCAATTTGCAAATTATTTTTGTAAAATCTTACAATTATTTTTTCTTACTAAACTTTTTCTTTGCTTCCGACTTAACTTTATCAAGACTGTTTAGTTCTCTTTTGTAGTTCTCATTAAGTCTTTTTTGTTCGTTCTGCAACTTAGCTTCACGTTCTTTAACGCGTTTGCTAATGGTTTCTGGCATCAATATAGCTTCGTCAGGCAACACACAGAATAAAGCTACTTCGTGCATAATAAAGTAATAGTTACCTTCAAAACGAATGGTTCTGTTTTCAAGAATGTTAAACATTACTTTGCTTCCTACTTTGATACGAGGATCGCAATTATCAGCAACAGCCATTACTCTACCAATATTATTTTCTTCGGCGCTTTCTGTTAAGATAATTTTTGATACTTCTTTTTCTTCTTTGATTTTTTCTAAAATCACTGACTTGTTTAGTGGAATCGGAAATCCTGCCGGAACATCGAATCCTTTTTTTGTTGTTTTACTCATGTTTATTTGTTTTATATGTTTTCCATTCTCCCATTATTGTGTCTGCTATTGTATATGCTACAATTTCTTTTTCTTTGTTATAAAAATTAATCCTGTATGACCCGTAGTTATCAGAAGTAAATAATCCCATTTCAACATCAAGTTTTAAATCATTTCCAAATTCAAGAATAATGTAATTTTCAATAATTTCTTTTAATGTTTTTACAAAATCTTTTTGTCTATTTTTCCAGTAATTATCTAACGTAGTAGTTGTTGTGTAGTTCATTTTCTTAAATCTATAAAGTAATTAGTTCTAACATTCATTAATTCATTTTTTACTCCGTGCCAATAAGGAACTTTGTTTTGTTTACAATTTTCCATTATTTTTTCTACTGATAAAATAGAACATTCTTTTGCTAGTTCTAATGTTTTGCAAACTTTTAAATACTGATTAAGTATGTAATTTGCTTCGTTTTCTACTGTTTTCATGCTCTTTGATTATTAAGTTAACAATATTTTCAGCATCCTTTTTTACATTTACCCAATGTTTATTTGTTTGACTTGGGTCATGCCACCTATTATCTAATTTTAAATCGTAGCATAAATAGTTGTAAACCATTTCAATTAATTTTTGTTTTGTTTTCATGTTGTTTGTTTTTAATTTAATCCAATAAGTCTATTTTAGGTTTATCGGTAACTAATAGTTTAAACTCCATTTCTAATTTAGCAGAATTAATAATAACTTGAGCGACTTGCGCCATAGCCTTAGCGTCTTCGTTTTTCATTGTGCCTCCTTCGAGTTTTTTAATAGCGGAGAATAAATGTGTCCTTAATCCTTTTAGATTGTTGTCTGTGTGTTCGCTCATTTCTTTTTTGGGTTTTGTGTTTATTGATTGGTTTGTCGCTATTGTATAAGAATCTATCACAAGGGCTAATTCATCTTCTTTTATGATAAATTCTTTTATTATTTGGGATGCCGCTGCTCCGTAATAAAATCTTAAGCATATCTCTTTTGTTCCATTAAAATAACTATAATCTTTAAATTTACATATTAAACCATCTTTATCATATAAAACATGGTTAATCAATTTGTCAAGTGCTTTTTTTATTTCATATTCTTTTTTCATGTTTGTGTATTTTTTTAAATGCCTTTATTGATTCTATTAAAAGATTAAGAGATACTGGTAAAATTAATTGTTGTTTCTTTTTACATATTTTACAATATAAACTATCATTATTTAGTATTAAATGATAACCATTTTTAATTCTGTCAAGCAATATCAATCTTACCCTTTGAGCCTCTATAAGTTCTTTATCTAAATCTTTAATTCTAATTCTTTTAGCAATACCTGAATCCGTGTCGTAATTTGAAATTCTTTTTATTTTTCTGTGTAAACTTCTCTTTTTATTAATACAATCTTTACAAGACCCGTTTGGTTCTTCTCTTCTTTTGTCATATCTCCAAAATTCCCTCGTTTTAGGTTTTTTAATCTTGCAAGTAATACACTTTTTTATTATTTCATTCATTTGTTAAAAACATAAATGGATTGAAATTTTTCCCATAGACTTAACTCTTCAATTTCTCTAAAATTAGCAATAAGCTCTTTTATAAGAGGCAATCTTCTTTCTTTTGGTAAACTATTAATATCTACCACTCTCAAGTATTCTCTAATTTCTTTTTTGGCGCGTAAACTTAATTTCATATTATTTGTTTTTAATTGTATTCATGTTAAAAGTGTGATTAAAGCATAACTTAATATCATTACTGTTGTAGTGTTTAATTATTCCGCTATCTTCAAGAGCTACTGCCCAAATAGTATTTTCATGTGGACCATAATCAATAATAAATAAAGCCATTCCGTCCCCGTGAGGTGTTGATACCCATAATATTTGTTTAAACTCATGTATTGTTGTCATTTCTTTTCGCTTAATAACATATCTAACAATACTGCATAATTAGCTAAATCCAATACGCTATCTCTTATGCTCTCATTATTAGGTTCACCCTTACTATTTAATAAAACTCCCAATCTTGCAACCTTAGTAGCTATCAACGATAAACAATTAATTTCAGGGGAAACTCCTACTATTGCTCCTGCTGTTTTAAAGTTACTCAAACGGTCTGCGTTGGCATAATCGTTTCCTTTGCTCATCATTACTTCCGCCATTCTGTTAATCATTCTTTCGAAGTGGCGATGCTGTTGTTCTGTTGTCATTTTGTATTTAGAAATTTATCGTCAATTAATTTTATAATTTTATCAGACTTCTTTTTAGCAAATATTGATGTCTTTGATATTGACTTTGCAATTTTCTTTATTTGCTCTAATTCTTGATGAGTGATTTTAAACATGATTAAAAGAATGGATTACCATTATTGTTAGGTGTGTATTTATTTACTACTTCTTTATTTTCTCTTTTTTCTATTTCGTTAAGCGCCATTTTAAACTCTGATATTGTTACTCCATTGCTAACATCGTAACCTTTCCATTTTAATAAACCAATTTGTTTTTCTGTTGCTGGTTGCGCGCTGATAATTTCACTACACATTTTCTTTGTGTATTCTACGTTTACTGTATCATATCCTAAACGAGCTATCCATGCTAATTGTTTTTCGGTAGCAGGCTCTTCCATCTTAATAGAGTTACTGATATAAACTTTTGGTAAGGCAAATAAATCAACCTTAACGTCTTTTTTGGATGTAGCTACTACATAGGCTATCTTTCTTTCTCTTTCATCAATTAATGCTTTCTTTTTAGCCTTAGTCATGAATACTTTCTCTTCCGTTGCCTTTCCTGAATCTAAGCTCCAAGCGTTAATTAGCTTGTGTCTTGTTGTGCTATCAACAAAATCAAGTATGACACAATTCTGCCCGTATTTAGCAACAAAGTTCTCATCTTTTAAACGGGTGCCTCTGCCGATACATTGCAAATATTTAGATAACGATTTAGTCGGAGCGCAATTACCTATAACTCCCGTGTTTCTGTGATCGAATCCTGTCGTGAGAATACCTACATTAGTTAATACTTGTATTTTACCCGCCTTAAAATCTTTAATAGTTTGTGACCTATCTCCTGTTGATTCTTCATCAGACGAAACAGCATTACAAATAATTCCTTGTGATTTAAACTCTTCTGCTAAATGTAAGCTATGTTTAATATCAACACAAAAGAAAATACCCTGTCTTCCTTCTGCGTATGTTTTGTACGAATCTACAATTAGCTTATTCCTTTGAGGTATATCTACTTCGTTTGATAAATCTTTAGCGTTAAATTCACCGCCTGTTGTTCTGACGTTATCAAGTGATAAATCAGTTTTAATTCTTACAGCATCTAACTCGCACAAGTAACCGTCTTTAACTCCGTCCGCAATATCGTAACTATAAACTATTTTATCAAACATATTACCTAACTGCATACCATCTAAACGCGTAGGCGTTGCCGTTAATCCCAATAATAGTTTAGGTTCAAAGTATTTTAAAGGATCGGAGAATGTACGACTAAGGAATAAATGAGCTTCGTCACAGATAATAGCATCAAAATGGTCTTTTGGTAATTTATCTAATCTTCTGTATAGCGTTTGAGCAGAAGCCATTACTACGCTTCCATCAGGATAAAAAGCATCTGCCTTTATTAATCCCATTCTGAATTTAATACCTCTACATCCGAACATTCCCGAACCATTATGGACCCAATTAATGAATCCTATATCTTCAACAGCATCAGTAAGCTCCTTATCAAACTTTTCGGATAAAAAGGCTAATGCGGATTGTTGAACTAACTCTTCTGTATGTGTAATCCACAATACTCGTTGAAAGTTAAATTGTTCTATGGCTTTAACGGCGGTAAAGGTTTTGCCTGTGCCGGTTGCCATTACTAATAACTGTTTCTTAACGCCATTGTCAAGTTCTTTTTTGACCGCGTTAATGGCTTTGATTTGATAATCTCTTAATGGTTTCATTTATTACCTGATAGTTTAATGTTCTAAAAGCGGTTTTAAATAGCCGTAGACCGCTACTACGCTAACTTACGATTTAGTTTCTTAGTGGTTGGTTGTGAATGCTATTCACATTAACCAAACTTGAAAGCTTACGTTCTCTGCGCGCATCAGAGATTTTGTAGCCAAGACAGGTACTGCCCCTGTTTCTTAGTATTTTGCTTTTTATCGCGCAACTATGAGTTACTTTTACTCTACCTGACTATGTAATCGCGTTTCAAGCTATTTGTTTCTTACGATACGTGTAGCACCTATTATTATTACATTAATGCTATTCTACGCTATGCAATAAGCCTCAACCGTCAATCACAAACCTGCATACAACAGGACTTACTTGAAACGCAACAAGTTCGCAGGGGCTATGATTTTCTTACGGGAATAGAGCACAGCAATTACCCTGCAATGTTTTTAAAGAACTAATTTGTGCAAAGTTACAAACTTTATTTTAATTCTGCAAATAAATTTTACGGAATAATAACGGTTGTTGAAAACATTATTAAATTATTTGTATTTATAAGCAATTTTTATACCTATATAAAACTATCGGTATGTTACAATATAATTTAGAATAAATCTAAATAAGTATCAATTTATCAGATAGTTAAGTATTAAATTATAAAAACTTTACAATTACATAAAAATAATCAGCTTAATTATCAGACAGTTACAACTTATGTTAATGTAAAATTGTAATATGTATTGATTTTAAGCGTTTTATATTTTACATTTGCGTATAAATTTTGAATATTTTCAGAATTTATATAAATAATATAAAAACTATCAAAGTGGGAATTAATAGACAGGGTAACAATCGCCGAGTGCAAAAGACTGAAATCGAAACCTTATTAGATTTTAGAGAACTATCAATTCATAAATCCAATAGAGTTATTACTAAAAACTTTACAGCGTATATAACAGGATCCGAAACAAATCTTGCAAGACTACTGACGTTTTTAATATTTGAAGCAAAGAAAAATAATGTATTAGAATTTAATACTCACTTGTTGGTTAAGTACGGACAATATTTAGAAGCTGTTCAAAATAAGTTTGGTAATGAAGTTAAGACGCGTAAAACGGTAATGTTTAACAGAAATGATTTTCAGCAGTTAGTAAGGTTAGGAATTATCATCCCAATTGTACCTAAAGAGAAATTGTTTTTAATAAACCCGGCGTTAACATACCATGAAGGTTACTACAATGAGCAGGCGACTTACATGAAAGCTTACGAGAATATCTATGCGCTGTATGTTTTTGGAGGATACGATAAAAAGGTATTACATTCTTTAATAGTAACGGCGGCAAAAGAGTTTTATAATAATTGTTTAAATAAAAATATATGATAAATTGGAAAAAAGGAACTAAACTGGTTTGCATCAAATCATTTAGAGGAATTAACAAAATGGGACAAAAGTTGTCCTTTATACCTCCGCAAAAAGACGTAATCTATACGTTTGATAGAGTAAAAGGTTATGACGATACATTTTCTTGTTGGTACATAATGTTGGAAGAGTTTCCGGGAACAGGTGGATACAATCATTCTCATTTCAAGCCACTGAAAGACGTATTAGATTCTCAAAGTGAAGAGTTGGTAAAAGAATTAGAGGAAGAAATTAACCAAGAACAAATGATTGAACATGAAAGATAATATGTGGTCCACAGCTATAAGTGTTTGCGTTGACATATTGGAGCGCAGAAACTTTGAGAAGAAATTACCTGCTACTCATGGAGGAATATTCTATGACTATGTAGTTACTAAATTTCCTATTGAGTTTTCAATGGAAGAGAAAGGTAAGATATGGTCTGATGTAATTAAGGAGTATAAACAAAAGAACGGATCTTATTCAGAACTATTTAAAACAGACTTAAAAGAAAACAGGACTTGTTTAAATATTTACAAGGGTGAGTTAGTGAGATTGTTTTTTAAGAACAACAAAGAGTTATTAAACGAATTTAAACCAAATCAAGATGTTAACAAAACTGATTGAAATACCCGCCGAAACAAATAATGAAAAGATAGACTTTTTATGCAGATTAATATCAATAACTGCGGATCCTGAAATCTTTGTCATCAAGACGTTGTTTAATATCAATAATGGTAAGCAATGCTTAATGGATACATACGCAAAGAATGTAGCCTGCATAAATGGTGATGTAAACATAAACACGTTTAATGTATCTTTGTCGCGGTTAATGAAAAAGAATGTAGTTGCTAAAATAGGTAAACTTTATTCGTTACATCCGATATTTTTAGGTATTAATGAATCAGAATCAATAACAATAAAATGGAAAAATTAATAAATAAATTTTTAGACTTATCAAAGTCAATAGAGTATCACTATCAGTTAGGCTTGAAAGATAAAATGGAACTATATAACTATTGCGACTACATAGGTAAGATAGATTTATATATTTTTTTCCTAAACGAGAAAATAACTTTAAATAAATTAATGTATGGCTTAACAAAAGAAAATTCTGGTAAAGGCAGGAGCGTTCCTACAAAGAAATATTTAAAAGACGGTAAACAAATAAATACATTTACTTATAAAAGTATGAGTAAGCATCAATATCATATTGAGCGTAAAAAGACTTATAAGCTAATAGATAATATTAAGTATTTACACTCATATAAAAAGAATCTGAATGTTTACTTTCTAGACAATAACCTGTATTCTAATAATGAAAGTTTAATAAAGAGAATAGTTGCTGAATTAAATAATATTGATGAATTTATAAGAAAAAACAAACCATGAGCAAAGCAGAAGAAATCCGTAAAAAGTTCGGAGTTGAAAGTGAGCAAACTACCGAAGTAAAACAAATCTATGACGAAATAGAAAGAATAGCAGACAAATGTAAGTCTTTAATTTGGCACGATCAGATAAGCCATAATGCTATGAAGGAGCTGAAGAAACAAGGTTTCTCGGTAGGATATGAAAATAATTGTTACATAATAACTTGGTAAACATGATACCTAAAAAGAAAGCAGAGAACTTAAAAGAAAAGTTCGGTAAAGAAGTAGCGTTTAAAGTAGTAGATGAAATACTTGATGCTATTAAGGAATATCAGTATAGTGCTTTAATACATAAGCAAGTATTTGATTATTGGATAGATGTAAAAGGCGAAATAAAAAAGTTACCTGCAACATAAAAATTTAACACTTTTTATTTGGAAATTAAATAATCATTTCCTAAATTTGCATTCATACACTTTTTTAAAGTAGAGCGGGGAAGTTTACCTGATAGTTCTTCTCCGCTTTTTAAAGTTAAAAACATTCAGGGACTAAAGCTAACAGAGATAACGTTTTTTAAACATCACCCGAAAGTGAAAGATATTATTTACACATATACAGAAATTAGCTCTGCCGTAAAAAGTGGTTCTGATCCATCGTGTACGGGTGATACACCGGAGGGCTTTGGTCATTTAAGAATAAATCCGCAAGTAGTTAAGGTTATATCCGATGAGGGTAATTTAAAGTTACTTGCGGTATTTTTAAGACTAAAATCTGTTTACAGTAATTCTTGCATATACAATGTAACCGATAGTAAGCTCGCGGCGATATTAAAAGTATCACGTCAAACAGCAAACAGGTTAAGAAACCGTTTAGAGCGTTTAGGCTGGGTAAAGTATCACGGCGGTAACTTAATGTTATTAAAGGTAACAGAAATAAGCCATGAGTATATTCAGAAAGACGTTGAAGGTTTCAGCAGAAAGGCTAATGTATATTTAGAAGTAAAGAGTAAACAAGTAAAAGACATTGAAGCCTATTTAAGGTATTTAATAATAAAGCAGAAGGAGATAAACAAGAACTACTTATTGGAGTTACGTCAAGACCTATCTAATCCGAAGAGCGTTAAGCAATTTAAAAAGTTAGCAGAGCGCTGTAAGAAATTAGGCATAACAGCCTTAAACGGTGAAATTGACTATCAGCTTCAAATAAGTTATAAAGGACTTGCAAAGCTTCTAAACTGTTCAGTAGGATCCGCCTACAATTACCTCCGTAACCTCGCGCGGAAAGAAGTTCTCAAAGTACACACCAAAAGAGAAGTAATAAAGAAGAACATACAAGAACATATATGGAACGACTTCCTGTCCTACCAAGATGTATATAAGAACTGCTTCTACTCCTACGGATACATAATAAAGAACCACTGCAATAAATATAACCTATTAGCATAATGCTCATATTTTGAATATAATATATCCGAAGAATTCATTCCGCAAGGAATACCCTAATGTATTTTAAAAAGTATTTAAGAATCTACAAGGATAATAAGTACCAATAAGCAATATCCTACAAGCATAACAAACCTGCCTACCCAATCTTAAATATACCCCATAACGTCTAAATAATAGCTAAATAATGTCTAACCATACCCATCAACACCCAGTAGACATTTTATGCCCCTAATTAGTATTATATCACCTTTGGGGGAGGGATATAAAACCTACCTACCTATCTACACGCCTTTTTTAGCCATTTCCTTGCCATTACAGAAGCTTTTAACCTCCCTACCTTGCCTACCTACGTTTAAATACATTTAAGTGGCTTAAATCGTCTAATTTTAATTATTGCAATAGTGGTCAGGTTGCAATCTGTGACCATATAATTTATTCCTCATTCCTTTCAACATGGCTGTTATCTGGTCCTGATATATTTGAATAATCTTCTCCAGCTCATCAGGATTTAGTATCTCAAGGAGGATTTTTTGGTTCCTGTCTATACCATTTTTATACTTTTCAGGGTTTAATATCTGTAATTGCAGCACAATAGTATGTATTAATACCTCTTTTAATTCATCTTTGCTCATAACGTTAAATTTTTGGTTAAAATTACACTAAAAAATTGGAAAAAAGGCATTTTTGTAACTGCTTAATTTATAAGTAGTTAGTCTACTTTGTCCACCGAGCGAAGACAAAAATTTTAGCACCTAAAAATACCTTAAAAAATTGGTGCCTTTCCTACCTTATTTTAACTATAAAACCATATTTAAAGACTTTAAAGTATCTGAAAAGTCTGCTACGGTACCGTTAAAATTAAATAATATATGACGCCCGGCGGAGCCATCGGCAGAACATTGCCGGCAGAAGTATTCATTTTTAGCCTCATAAAACGTTAAATGATGTTTTATTGATTCTTCACCACAACATGAGCATGATTTTTCATTAGCGTCAATCATTGGAATTATTTCCGTGATGCTGACTAGATTTTCAATTTTGATTTTCATAGTTTTTAAATTTTATAAATTATTAATTATTTTTTGCCTGTCCTACCTAATTTTAAATACTATTTTTTCAGATGTTTGGGTAAAAAATTATAATTAATTACGGTTTCGCTCCCGTCTGGGTATCTTACAATGGCTAATTTTACGCCGTTGCTCGTGTATGTTTTTATTATTGTCATGATAAATTATTTTAAAATTTAATTAATTTTTCTGTTTCTTTTATAAAATTAGCTACATTTTCACCGCCAATTAAATAATTACCTTTACTATCGTAAATATACGGCCTAAATTCATGAGTAGTATTGTTTATTAATTGGAAGTCTTTTGAATTGTCAAACATAAAATTTACAATTGCTTTTTTTAGTTCAGTGTTCATAATTTCTATTTATTAAATGGTTATTTATTATTTATACGATTTTGTAAAGTTTTGAAAATATTTAAAATTTATATCATTTTGTAAAGTCTTTTAATACTTCGTTTATTGCTATTATTGCAAATTTAGTCTGCCCGGCAATTACTGCGCTGTCATGCCAGCAATCGCGTAATTTGTCGTTCTCTTTGTTTTCTTCATATAGCTTTAAATTAATTTCTAAATACTTTAAAACCTGTTCTAATTTAATTATGTTATCGTTCATGGCTTATTATTTTAATCGTTTAATACTTCATTTATTTTTATTTCTAACTGTTTAATGTTTTCGAATTCTCCGGCGTACATTTCGCGCTCAATCTCAATAAAAGCCGTTAAAACTTCATCTAATATAATATAGTAACCTATATACTCATTATTTAGCATAATATCTGTATGGGCTTTTCTTTCGTCCGTTTCTGGGTGGTTTATATAACTTAACATAACTTTAAATTTTAATAGATTAATAAATTCTTTTAATTAGTTTACATTTAATTATTGCAAACGGCGGGCAGTTTTGAGCTTCGCAAACTATAAATTTTGCCGTGTCCGCGTCTATTGCTGTAGTAGTGATGCTAAATTTTCCGCTGTCGCTTTTTAGCGTTATTTTATAAATGTTCATTTTGATAGTTTTTAAAAGTTAGTTAAAATATTACTTTTGTTAATTCTTGAGCGCTTATAACAATATGATTACTGTATAATTCAATTTTTCCCTTTTTCCATTCTTCGAGCTCGTGTTCTGTTGGGTCCTCATTGTCTACATTAACAAGGTTACAATAAAAAATTAAATTTTGTTCTTTATCAATATCGGCGTACTGAATATCGAAAGGCAAATAAACGGTATTATTAAAATGGTTTATTATTGCATCCTGAACTGTTAGCGCTTTACATTCACTTGTTAATATATAAAAATTAACGCTTTTTCCTTCTCCGTTTTCGTAATTATCAATAAATACGTTGTGTTCTGTTGTTATTTTATAAGTTTTCATGTTGATAGTTTTTAAAAGGTTAATTAATTATTTTATTTATTATTGTTCGTCTTCTGTTAATTCGCTAACATCTATTAAGTCGCTGAAATCGTCCGCGTTCTCTTCTATATACTCGGCAATAGTTTCGACTAATTCACAAAGGTTTTCAGCAGTAAAATAATCATAGCTTTGTAAATTACCATAACCGTTAAAAGTTACCCAATCATGACTGTAATTATAATCACCATAAAAAACAGCTTGAGCAACTTTTAAGCCGTCCCCTGCATTAGGGTAAAACATACTAAAAAATTCTTCATCATTACTAAATACTTCGCTGTCGTATATGTTAGCACTTTGACAGTACAGGTTGTTTAATTGTACTAACTCGTTTTGATCCATGTTATTGATTAACTCAATGATCTGATTTTTGATAGTTTCCATAATTTTTAATTTTAAATTGTTAATTAATTAGTTGATGTTTTTTTTATTTGTTATTTATTAAAATTCAAATGAAGCCGTACTAGTGATTCCATGAGTAAGAATATTATAAACAACTAAACCTGTTAAGATTGCAAAAACAATACAAATTGCGATGTTTTCAATCTTTGCGAATTTTCTTAAAGTTTCCATAATTGATAGTTTTTAAATTGTTATTGATTAATTATCTTTTACAAATATACAACAAGAACAACCGAAATGCAAATTTTTTTTGTACTTTTTTACAAATAAATAGCTAACTTACTGATTATCAGGCTAATTAATTTTACATAAACATATAAATTTATTTATTATTTATTATTTATATACTTTTGTAAAATAAAAAAAAATCATGCCAAAGTTTTATTTATAATCATTCTACATAAAATAAAACCGTGCCAAAGTATTATATTATTATGATATATATTCATTCTAAATAAGTACATAGCAACCGGCAAACATACTCTTATTTTTATTTAGACTAAATCTAAATAAGTAGTCAGCAATAAATTTATATCAATACAGTTTGATTATCATATATAAATATATATTAGCATCAAACTATTTTTATTTTATTTTTATTTATAGCACAGATAAAAAAATAATTTCTTTCTGTACTGTAAAAAATTTATTTTTCAATCCTATTTTATTAGATCAGTTACAAATTTAGTAAGCTATTAAAACGGCTGGCAGGTAGTCAGTAAAAATATAAGCCCCCCAGTAAGGCAGAGCCACCCCCGTAAAATTTTAAAGGGGTATATAGCATCCCCCAAACATTGACGCATATAACAAAAAAATGGATTTGTGTATATCATAAATAAAAAAAGCCTGCCTCAAGTATTCATATAGACGGTATTACTATTTTGATTTAAGGAATATTTCTTTTATTTGTTGCATTGAGTATACTTTACCGTTTAGTGTATATCTAAGTTGGTAGTTTGGTGATAGTTTTTTTAGGTTGAAGCATCTGTGGTTTCTTTCGTATGGGAGGCGGTAAACATCTTCGCCGACTATTTTGTAGGGTATGTTTCCTACTATGAATGTTTGTTCCATTGATTAGTTAATATATTGTTTTATGATATTTATTAGTGATACATTTTGTTTTGTTATTTGGAATTTTTTGATGTTGAAGTCGAATTTGGCTATTTTGCCGTGTTGGTTTATGAATCTTTTGGTGGTGCATAGCCTACATTCTACGCAGCGATTCAGGTCTGATTTTAGCTGGTACTTCATTCTGTTTTTCTTGAACAGAAATAAAGGTTTTTTGCGCTTGCAGGTAAAACATCTTTTCATGATAGTTTATTTTTACATTTAAAGTTTATGTATGTTTCCTCAATAACGTAACTATTAATATCTTCTATGTTTATAAATATAGAAGATAAGCAGTCTATTATTGCTCCTACTCTATGTTTATCGTCTTCAAGTATATATTTTATATTTATCCAATCATTTATATCATTAGAATGGAATGAGGTAAATCCGTCCCGCGAAGTATAATTGTCTAAAAAATACTTTTCAGCTTCGTTATTATTTTCTTTAATTAAATCTATTAATTTATTCAAGTCAACTTCTACGGATATGTTTATTGAATCGTTGGTGAAGTTATAATATTTTGGAGATTGAATATTTTGATATGTTATTTTTATTGGAAAATACATATTAAGTTCTGATTCTATTTCGCTGACAAATCTTTTTGCTATTCTTTCTCTGTAATCAGAATAATCCCATTCAAAATCGTCATAATTAAGATTGGTATTGTTTTCTTCGTTGTACGATTCAATATCAAAATCTTCGTTATTGTATTCGTAAATTGTTCCATAAAATCCTGCGAATAATGGGGCATAAGTTTCAAATGTTTCCATGATAGTTAGTTTTTAGTTTCTGCAAATATAACAAATAATTTGTAATAAAATACAAATAATAAAAAAATAATTTATTTGATTATTAAAAATTTATTTTGTAATTTTGTATAATTAAAAATAAAAGAATATATTTGTGATATGGACATTGAGAGAATCCAATGGTGGATAGAAGCTGAATCAATAAAGAAGAAGATACGCGCGGATAGGGAAAGGGCGGAGAAAGAAAAATTATTTTGCGAAGAAACTAAAACAAAAACAAATGATAAAGACGACAAAACAGATCACGAAGATCAGGCTAAAGGATGATGGCTTGAAGGGCTTGGAGGTTACTTATATGTATCCGCAAGAGAAGGACAATTTGATATGGAACAATGAGCATATCGAAAAGAGGAGGCATCCTATACACACGGGATTGGAGAACTCTATTAATGACTTGAGGAATTTCCTGTTGGAGTTGTGTGGATATTATAACGAAACGATTTCTGTTATGCACAAGGATTATCTTATTGAGGAAACTAAGATAACGGAGATTGTTGTTAATGGGACTACATCGTTTAAGATTTCTGGGGAGATGAGAACATTGGGCGACAAGTTCATTAAAGTATCTACTCCTGATGTTGAGGCTGCTGATGGTTACGAACACTTTGAAACTGTTTTGAAGGTAATTAATACGGTAGTTGAGGAAACTCATGAGTACATGGCAGGAAAGAAGAAATTGGATGAGGCAGAGTTCTTAAAGAAATTTGCTAAATTGAAGAATGACGATGTACTTATTAAGGAGTTTAAGGATATGAGTAATAAGGAAAAGAGGGATAAATGTACGGAGATATTGGAGAAGATGGGAGCAGTTGTTTTGATTAACGACGAATTGGAGATTGACGATGTTAATGTTCAGATTGAGAATGTTCAATTGGAGATAGTTGAGCCTGTTGTGTTGGATAGCAATAACGAAGTTGTGGTTCCCGAAACAGAAACAAACAATGAGCCATTGATTATACCAGTAACTCCTACTGCATTTAAAGCCCCTGCTTTCTGATGAAGTTATTTGAACCAAAAGTACAATTAGAACCGATAGAGCACAAGTATTACAACTTGGTTACGGGCGAAGAATATACGAGCGTCAGTAAACTATTGGGTGGCTTGGGAACTAAGTTTGATTCCGAAAAGGTATCAGCTATGGTTGCTAAAAAGAGAGGTGTCAGTCAGGCGGAAGTTCTGCAAGAATGGAAAGATATAGCAACTAAATCTACTGATCACGGAACGAGAATACATAACGCTTTAGAAAGGTATAAAAAGACGGCTATCATATTGCCTGAAGACGAAGATTTGAAAGATATGATAATTGACGTTTGCTCATATTATAAGGACTACTATCAGGTTTACGATGAATTGACTTTGTATCACGACGAAACGAGAATTGCGGGAACGAGCGATATGATATGTATGATTAGTAAAACTAAGGGAAGTAAATTTGATGTAGAGGACTATAAGACGAATATGCGTAATGGAATAGAAACTTTCAATAAGTACGGAACAAGATTAAATCCTCCATTTGATTATTTGGAGGATTGTAACTTTGTTAAATACTCTTTGCAGTTAAGTATTTACGCGTATATGTTTGAACAATTAACAGGTAAGCAATGCAGGAAGTTAGGAATTAGATTTATTCCGCCTGATAACTACATGAATCATGTATATATGCCTGTTATGTATTTGAAGCCAGAGGTTGAGCACATTTTAAGAATAAGAAAAAAACAATTAACAAATGGAAAACTGTAAAGAAACAATCAAGTTTTATAATGGATTATTTTTATTATTGGCGGTAGGATTTTTATTTATGTTCTGTATGTATGTAAAAGAATACAGTAAACATCACGAAAAAGATTCCTATTGGTCAAGAAAATACGATTCATTATTGAATGAAAATAAAGTAGATGTTAGCGACACTATAAGATTACAATAATATGCTTTTTTATTTAGACGAAAAGAACGTAGCATTATTGCACCCGGACGCTGTTAAGTTATGTCCTGAATTGACTGTATTGGACGAAAAAGAAACATTGGCTATTATATTAGCTTATGACTATAAATCACCTTACAGACAATTTACTGACGCTGACAGACGAAGAAAAGCGTTGATTCACGCTTACGGAAACGATGATAAGAATATCTTTGATAAAGACAAAATAAAGCAAGCTGCGGAAGCCTATATCAGTTTACAATACAATCCCAAAGTAGAATTAGCGCGAACCTATCAATCAAAGATAGACCAATTGCAAGACGAAATGGTATTGGCTTCTGATGAAAAAGAAATTGCAAGGATTATTAAATCTATAAACGCTATCAGAGAATCTATTAGGGACTTAGAAACCGAAGTTTATGACGAAGTGGCTAAGGAAGGTAAAGTTGTAGGCGGAGGTAATTTATCGTTTTTAGAGAAGTTTCAAAGGAATAGAGAAAGATATATGTCGTTATTAAGGAAAAAGAAAAAATGAGTTTACCTAAGAGCCCCTATAAAAAAGGGAAAGGATTTTGTCCGAATCCAATTGCTAAGAATGGTATTCCTAAATACGCAGATAGCAAGTACAATAAGAATGTAATAGGAACTCCTGATTGGGAAAAGTTTTGGGAAGAACAACTTTATTACATTATACACGGTTATCAAACAGGAGGAATGTTTATACCGGGAAGGTATTACTACTATGCTAACTTTAAGATATTCGATACCGTATTAGGTCCGCGTAACGCAGATATTTGTGACTTACATTTAGAATTGGCTTACGCTATTGAGCACTGCAAAAAGAACGGATTAAACTTTATAGGACCAAAGAAACGTAGAGGAGGTTTATCGGAGGCTTTTAATAATATGGTTATTGATTATGGTTATCGTTTTATACCCGGTTACAATGCAGGTGTAGCGGCAGGACTTTCTACATATACCGAAGAGTTTATGAAAAAGTGGGCTGTTCACGATAACATATTGGTTCCTGAATTTAGATTAAGGAGCAAAGGCACGGACGAAATAATATCATGTTACGATGTTATTGACGAGAACGGCAAACGTGAAGAAGGTACCTTTAACAAGATACACGTAGCTACCATGTTTCAAAACGCTAACTTATTTAAGGGATTGTTCTTGAACGATGTAGTTGCAGAAGAAGGTGTAGAGTTTAAAAAACTGAAAGCTTTTTATAATGCTACTAAAGCTTGTTTGATGTATGGTTCAGTTCAGAAAGGTAACTTTTGGACTTGGGCAACAGGAGGTAACAAAAGTTCGGCAGGAGAAGACTTTGAGGAAATGTGGCACAATTACGAATCTTACAATATGTATAGATTCTTTATTAAGGGAACAAGGTTTTACCATCCATTCTTTGCAGGAGCTACTAATGACTTAGGTGAGAATGTAGAAGAGGTTCCTAATTTAAAGTTGAAGTATCAACCTTACGAGATGTTAGGTGTTGAGGACGAAGAAGCTGCCGAAGAAAATATTAAAAAAGTAAGACAACATTTATTAGATACAGGAGATATAGAAGGCTGGATTGAGGAATGTCAAAACAATCCATTGACAATAGAAGAAGTATTCAAAAGAGTGTCAAGTAACAAGTTTGATATTGAATTACTCAATAAAGTAGGTTTTGATTTGTCGTCAAATCCTAAAAAGTACGCTAAATACAAATTAGAATTTGTAAAAAATGACAAAGGAGAAAGAGTAGTTCCTTTTAAGGTTGAAGCTGTTCCTGCGAAAGATACTGATTTGGAAAAAGACTGCGTATTAATTTCAATTGACGGGCACCCTATTACAACTGTAAATAATCTTTATTCAGCAGGAATAGATAGTTATGATCAAGACCAATCTAAAACGTCTAAGTCTTTGGGAGCTATGCTAGTAATGATACGTGACCATAAATTACCTAACCAACCAAAAATGAAGCCTGTTTGTGTTGTAAGAAATAGACCTGACAGAAAAGAAAAGTTTTATGAGATGTGTTTAAAAGTTGCTATTTATTACAATTTAACATCTTCTGTACTGGTGGACGTAGCGAAGCCAATGGTTATTGAATATTTCAAAAGCAATGGGGGGACAAGGTATTTGGCTCGCAGACCGAAGAAATTTGAATCAGTAAATAGTGAGCAATTGCACGAATATGGTGTATCTTTGAATAAATGGTCAAGACCTGCAATGGTTTCTGTTATGCAAAGTTACATATTAGATCACGGAGAAAAGATAGTGTTTCCAACATTGATAGACGAATTAAAGGCATACGATGAATACACTAATGATTCCGATAATGACTTAGCAGATACGTTAGGTATTGCTTTGATGCAAGATATGTCAAACGCTTTAAATCCGCGTGACGAAGCAGAAAAAGATAAACTAAATAAGTATTTGTTAAACGATGATTTTAGTTTTAATTCTCCAAAATTAAAAACGATAGAACAAGATCACGATTTATTCGGTAAATAATTATGGCTATATTAAATGAAAACATTCAGTCTTTTAAATGCTATGTAAGGTTATCTCATTTTACTAAAAATAAAAAAGACAACAATAAATATCATAACGCTTATGCTTTTGGTATTCAATCAGTTACAGGAAAAATATTAACATTTCATGTTATGACTGATTATGGTATGTTAAGGTCAAGAGTTCCTTTATCAGAAATATTTATAGAGAAACCTAAAAAAGATATACCATTTCACTTTAAACAATTATGGGATTGTTTTTCGGAGAATGTTACTGTAACTAAATATGAATATTTGTCTGAAAAAAGATGTGAAATTGTACTAAAAGACAAATCAAAAGTATGGGCAAAATATTTAATGACTATTGATTGGTATGATAACGCTTATTCTAATGAGCCGTCTGATTACAAGTGCGGTCATATTTTAATTTCGGACGATGGCTATTTACTTTGCCAACCAAACAATAGAATATTTTGGAAAGATTCTAATTGGATAACGAATAAATTTCCTGTTGATGTAAAAAACATAAAAGTTGACAATGAGTTATTTTCCGTTGAAGCCGTTTCGGATAGGTGGATAGCAGACAACAATGATTGTTTTTATTACAATATGAATAATGCAAACCATAAAAAATAAATATGTTAATAAATAACAATGAGAAAAAATCATTATTATTTGTATTTTTAGGCAAAATTTACCAACGGGGTAAATAGGTTAAATAACGAAATTTAATTATAATGATCTTTCCAAAACAGGATATTCCAGACAAGGATAAGACGTTAGCATGGGTGAAACTTCACTTAAACTACGCAGAAACTATCCTTAACAGAAGAAACAATATCTATTCAATAATGAGTAGATTGTATAATACTTATAATGGTATTAAAAATGCTGACGCTTTACGATTCATAGGTAAAACGTATGGAAGAGAAAATAAATCTAAATTTATATCATACCGATTAGGCAGAAACAAGTTAGAATTACTTAAAGGTGAATACCTTAATCAAGCGCTTAAACCAACAGTTACCACAATAAATTCAGATGCTAAGACTAAGAAACTTGACGAGGCTGATTTAGTTCGCGGAGCATTAATTGCTCGTAAAGAATTATCTAAGTTAAAAGAAGTTGGGGTTGATGTATTGGAAGGAATGGAATTACCGGAGGGCGATCCAGATGAGGTATGGAACCAAATGACTTTCAAGGATAAGAATGAGCACGTTATGCAATTGATATTGGAAAACGGTATCTCTGAATTAGACATGAAGAATAAGCTTTCTAAGAATTTTCTTGACCTTGAAATTACATCAATGTGTTATGGTAAGATTGATATTGATTTAGAAGGTAACGTTAATTACATTAAGATTGACCCTCGTGATGCTATTTTTGACGAAATAGAAGGTGACGACTTTATTGAAAGAGCGCCATTAAAAGGAGCAAGATACAGAATGACTATTTCCGAAATATTAAGGAAATACGATTTGACAAAAGAACAAAAAGAAATGTTGAAAGGTCTTGAGAATACCGGTAACCAAAATGCAGGTACAAGAAGAGCAACAACATATCAGATAAACGGTGACTTATGTATGGACGTAGTGCATATAGAATGGATTTCTTATGTTCCGACTTATTATAAGCTATCTCCAAAAACACAAAAACAATTAGAGTTAGATCCAAGTTCTGAATACTACACAATTCAAATGGACGCTGCCGAGTATGAGAACAATAGAGAATATTACGATAAGCTTGTAGAAAAAGGCAAGTTACTAGCAATAGAAACTAAATGGGCAGAAGATATTAGAGAGGCTGTTAGAATTGGCGGTATTATAAGTGTTGACTTAGGACGTAAAAAATTTCAGCCTAGAAGAGTTGATAACCCTAATAGGGTAGTTGATATGTCTTATGTTGGATACTTATTTAATACGGTAGACGGAATAAGAGTATCATTACAGCAAATTGTAGAGAATTTTGATTCAGCTTTTGATATTTGTATGTATCAAATTCTTAAAGAATTGAACATTGCAAAAGGAAAAGTTATAGGTTATAACAGAGCAGCTTTACCGCAAAAAAGAACAATGAAAGAAATTATTTACGACGTAGTAAATGATGGTTTTGTTGATTTCGATACTTCTGCGGATGGTAACGAATCTGGTAGAGAATTGAATTTAAGAGATTTGATTCAAGTATTAGATATAGGTTTATCTAGTTCATTCCAACAATTAATCATGTTAAAGAATGATATACGTCAAACTTTAGATTTAATTACAGGGATTAACGAAAACAGACAGGGTGATATTGCGGCAAGTTCTACCGTTACGAACGCTCAAATAGCAATTACAGCATCTAAAAACATTACTACTCCATTGTTCTACGGAATGAATAAGTTTACCGAAAGAGTATTAATGAAAATGTGTGAGTATTATAAATTGTCTTATGGTTTCTTTAAAGTAGAAAAAGGTAAGCAGATTTTAGGCGATACACAACAAAGATTTTTGGTAGTTGAAAAAGAAATAGGTTATCAGGATTATGGTGTTGCAATTCAAGACGGCGGAAGATACGCTGAAATGAAAAATAAGATTATGGCTTTGGCTCAAGTATCATTAAACGCAAAAGAAATAAGATTAGAAGATTTGATGCAATTAGAAACTGCTGAATCATATACTGAAGCTAAAAACATATTAAAGAATGCGTGGAAGTCTATACAACAAGTGGCTGCTGAACAGCAACAAAGACAGATAGAAGCACAACAGCAAATGCAACAACAACAATTGCAAATGCAACAACAAATGGCTTTAGAGAATAGAGAAGATATGCAAGCTTCAAGAATTGATGAGATTAATGCTAAAACAGAAGGTCAAATAAGAATTGACGATAACAAAATGGGTAAACAAATGATTGTTGATACAAATAATATAGAACAAAAATCTGTTTATAGCGATAAAAATATGGGAGGCACACAGCCCCCAATTCCTCCGATGTAGTTTAGTTTTACTTTGACAAAAGAGAGCTCTGATTAACGTCAGGGCTTTTTTTGTATATATTTATAAATGTTTATTACTTTTCAACAAGTTATCCTTATTTAGACTAATTAAAAACAAAATTATTTATATTTGTTTAAAATTCATTAAATGCAAAAGAAATATTACAGCCCCGATGAAGCCACTGGAGGTGGTGAGGCAACGGCGACAGCGCCCAATTTCGAGCTTTTGACCGAAGATTTATTTGAACCAAATTACAATGCAACTGCGGTAAAAGAGGAAAAAAAGATTGAGGAAAAGTTAGAACAAGAAACAAAAGAACAAGTTCCTGTGGATTTAAACTTACAGGAAGAAATTAAAGAAACAAAAAAGGAAGAGGTAAAAAATGAAGAAAAGAATACTGAAACCAAGCAAGAAGCATCAGCCGAAACTACATCAAATGATTTCGAGTTAAAGTTAGACGATACTAACATTAACGGAAATGAAGAAAGTAGTGTTTGGGTTGAAACTGCTAAAGAATTGTTTGGACTTGAGGTTCAAGAAAACTCTTACGAGGCATTTGTGGAAGCCGCTAAAGTTGCGGTAGAGCAAGCTGAATTAAGAGGAATGGAAACAACTCTTCAAAAAGAAGTAGCCGAACTACCAATAGAAGCTCAAGTTGATTTCTTGTTATTACGTGAAGGTTATACAAGAGAACAAATAAATGAGCCAACAAAAGAAATTGATACATTATTAAATTATAGCAATATAGACCTTGTAAAAAAAGATTTAGAATTACAAGGAATGAGTGAAAGTTTAATAGAAAAAGAAATTGAATTATTAACCGAAAAAGGATTAATAGATCACGAAGCCGAAAAACTTAAATTAGTTTTGCATAATGCAAGAGAATCGGTTTTAACAGAAAGACAGCAATTAGCGGAACAAGTTGCAACAAATTATCACGCAAGATTGCAGACTGAAAGACAAGCCCAAGCTGAACTCATGTCAAACGCCTTTAACACAGTTAAGGATTTCATGGGACAACCAATTAACGAGAATGCTCGTAAACAATTGGCTAACAGATATGCAGAGGGTGCGTACGACAGTATTTTCAATGATCCTGTTAAAAAAGCCGAGTTCATCATGTATCATCACTTTGGCGAGCAAGCTGCAAAGAACATACGCAACAAGGCGTTAGAAGAAGGCAGGGAGAAAGTAACTAAACATCTTTCAAACGTCCCTCCTGTTCCGCAGCAAAACAACGCTAAACCTATTGCAAAACAAAATGCTAAGACAACTTCAGGCTTTGAATCTTTAAGTTCTATGTTTGGTGATTAAATCAAATAACCCAAAATAAACAATAAATAAAAAACAAAAACAAAAGCCATGAATATTAATATTAACAGAGGCACATGGTCAGGCGATTGCACTGACGAAAACGATTTGATGTTAAATCAAATTAAATATCCAGCAATTAGAAAAATGTTGGAATACAAAGATCAACGTATGGTTTCTACATTACTAGTAAACGGAGCGGTTGGTCCTTACGGAGTAAAAGACGTACCTAGTTCATATCTTCCTTCATTAGAAGAAGGTAAAATGGTAGCTGATAATGCTTACCGTTTTAACATTATGGGTCGTATCCAAAAAGCTTCTAACATTTTATCACAAGTTGGAGCTACATCTTCTGATGGAACTTTCCAATTAGTATTATCTGATAACTATTTAGTACCGGGAATGAACGCTGTATTTTATGGTGGTCGTTTTACTGCTCGCGTAATGGGATACCCTGTTGGAACTTCAGGAAACTATACTTACACTTTCCAATCTCCAAACGGTGAATTATTTAACTACGCTACTCATGTTGCTGCACAACCGGGCGTTAAAACTTGTTTTGGAAGTTATTCTTCTTACGGAGAGGCTTCTTTACGCGGTTACGGACGTTCACATTTCCCTGATACTTATATCAACCACACTACTATCCAACGTAAAACTGTTTCTATCACTGGTACAGCTTTATCTGATGTATTATGGTATGAAGTTGAATCGGAAAATGGACCAATAAAAGGATGGATGTATGAGCAATTACAACAAGCTCGTGCGCAATTCTTAATGGAGCGTGAATACCAAAGATGGTTCGGTATCTCTACAATGAAAGATGCTAACGGTGCTTTATTACCTATATCGCGTTTAATTGACCCTGAAACAGGAAAAGGAATTATTGCAGGTGATGGTTTAGAAGAGCAAATCAAAGGTGGTAACGAAATTTACGGTTCAGGTGTAAACGGAGAAGCTACTGAAGATGATTTCTCTGATATGATGAAAGCTATCCGTAAAAAATCGGATATGATTTCAGGTTTAACTTACGTGTTTGTAACAGGTGAAGATGGTTTCTCTAATGCACAGAAGAAAATGGCTGCATTAAACGTTAATCAAAACATTCAGTTATTCCGTAACGTTGCTGATGTAAACAAAGCAGGTGGCGACCAACCACAAGCGGGTGTTACTTTCTCAAACTTCAACATTGATGGTGATACTGTATGGTTCATCAAGCATCCAATGTTTGACGATGAAGAGCGTTTCCCTGAAAGAGGTAATGACGGTAAATTATTAATGTCTTCTAACTACTACTGTTTAACAGTTGGTCAAGGTGCATCTAAAAACATGGATGTATTTGCTAAAGGTGGTAAGAATGGTGTTAATCGTTCATTCGTTAATCAAGAGTTCAATGGTATGACTGGTTCTCAAGGAGCTATCATGTCTGAAGAAGATGCAAAAAAATATGCAATGTTAACTGAAGACTTACTTGTTATCTACAATACTAACAAGTGTGGTATCATTTACAAATCTGCATAATTAGTTCTTTAAAATAATAAAGTCCCCCTTTGAAATATAAGGGGGATTTTTAATAAACAAAATAATAAAAAAAATGAATACACTTCAATTATCTGACAGTGGAGCTGTCATGGAAGAAAATGCGCCGATGTTTAAAGTTATTAAAGACGGACACGGCTTTGAATTAAAAGTTGCAAACTTAGACAATCCAACATGGTGCCCTAATACAGGGATTGTAAAAATAGAAGCAACAAAGATAAGTTCAAGAAATAATAAAAATGTAATTATTAAGACTGTTAACGATAAGCAAACTGGAGCGATATTCGGTATTGATATTGGAGTTGATAGAGTTACAAAAGATATTATTTGGGAACGAATCAATTTAAAAGAATTTGAGTTCTTTGATTTATCAAACAGAAAAGAAAGAGCAAGGTACATCGTATTAAGTCGTCATTACACAATGGAGGGAAGTCCTAATCAATTCGGTAAACCTAATTGGAGAGTAATTGACCAACAAAGAAAAGCAAGCACTTATCTTGAAGAAAGAGGAGAAAGAAAGAGAGCTGCTGAAGTTGCCGAGAACTTAACGTACGAACAAATGGTAGATTTAGCACCTGCATTTGGTATTCGTCCTGAAGCTCATTCACAAACTATGCTAACGGCTGAAATTTACAAAATAGCTGATACTGACCACAAGAAGTTCTTGACAATTTGGGACAACCCTGACAAACAAGGAATGGTTGTATTCAAAAGAGCGTTGAAAAACGGATTAATATCTTTTGACCAAACTTACGGATATACTTACGAGGGTCAAGTATTGGGTAAAACAGAACCGCAAGCATTCTCTTATTTAACTAGAAACATACAATTACTTTCTGCTATTGATATGTTATCAAAAGAAAAAGAAACTAATTCAAGCCATTCTTACAGCCCGGTAGTTCCTAAACAGGTTAATCCTATGGAAGAACTTAAAAAGCAATTAGAGGCAAAAGAAAAAGAATTAGAAGAATTAAAAAAGAAAGTAGTTATAACAAATACAACGGTTAACACTGTAACTGCCGAAACAAATCCTGAAAAAGAAGAGCTTGTAAAAGAAGCTAAAAATTTAGGAATAAAAGGTAGTCATTTATTTGGTTTGCAAAAACTAAAAGATGAAATAGAGAAAGCCAAAAAAGAACAAGAAACAAAATAAATAAAGGCGGCTATATGCCGCTTTTTTAAATTTTATAAGCATGAATATTATTCAAATGATGGAAAGAATTGACTTTTACAATGATAGGTATAAGTCAGCGCGTTTTGCGGATTCAAATTACATGGACGCTATAAACGCATCTGTAAACTCTTTATTTAAAGACAAAACAGACAACAAAAAGTTGTTTAGAAGATATTCTTTTCAGAGTAATGAACAAGTAAGGCGTGAATTATACACGTTAATTAAAACTTCAACAATAGTTCCAACAGCAAACAAGAATGTAGTTTACCCTGCTGATTTTTATTATTTTGGAAATATGTACACGACTGTTGATGGAAATGTAATTTATTGTAAGCCTACTAATTTAAACGAAATAGGACCAATACAATTTGATCCTTTCCGTAAACCAACTCCTAAAAAAACATATTACATTGAGAATGATTTAGGATTGGACGTTTATTTCGGTAATGGTTCGTTTACGAGCGCAACTATGACTTATTTAAAAACTCCTGATACCGTATCAATAGGTACAGAAAGTGATAAAAAATATCCAGCTTCAACATTAACTTCAGGCGTACAATACATAGTATATGAGGATTGCGTTTTTAATGGTGTAACTTATTACGTAGGAAGTATTTTTACGGCAAGCGTAACGGCTGCATTAACGTCGGGTGTTGTTATTCCAAATTCAGTAATTGTTAATTGCGATATGCCAGAAAACATTCATGACGAAATATGCAAAATGGCTTCTGAAATAATGAATGGAACTATTGAAGATTACAATAAATCCGTGTTCTTACAAAAGGAAATTGAAAAACAATAATTTGTTGAAAAGTAACAAACCTTATTTAGATTTAGATTAATTATAAATAATATATTTGTAATATTATAAACCAATTAAAAACAAGAAAACATGAGTTTAAAACCAGCACTTCAGTCTATCTTGTTGAAGACATCTTCAGCAGCAGACTTAAAGTACAGTGGTAGAGAGTTAACTATCACAGGGGCTAACCGTGCAATTAATGTTGATAGAATCGTTTCTATTAAACAAGAAAAGTACAGAGCCGAAGTAGTACAAGTTGTAGAAGCAGGATTAGGATCTTATACTCCTACTGCATCAACTAAGTACACAATTTTATTAGGGGATGTTAATCGTGTAATTCAAGGTGGTCACGAAGTATTGTTGCCATACTCTTACACAACTCCTTCAGATTTAACATTAATCGGATTAAGTGCTGCTACGCAACGTGAGTACATTCACGGCAGAATCATTGACGCTATTAATGCAAATCTAAACAATTACGTAACTGCCGCTACTTTAACAGGTGGTGCAGGATTTACAATCACTGACGAATCAGGTTACTATCCTGTTCACGGACAAAACCAATCAAATCGTTTAGGAGCAACGACAGTTATTCCTGCAATGAACAATGATGGTTCAGGTTTCGGTTCGGCTTCTGTGGCTGTAACTACTGCTGCTGTTTATTCATTTGGTGTAGGTGAAGAATTGTTAGCTCAAAAACCTGTAATGTATAACATGGCAGGAAACCTTGCAACTGGTGTATTTACTGCTCCAAGAACTGCAAATGGTCAATACGCTGTAAGTGGACAAAATTACGATGGTTTCCGTATCGAAACATTGGAATTACAATCTGCTCATAACGTAACAGGTCAGTGGGCTTTAGTTCCTTACGAAACAATCGTTTACGTTGATAATGGTACAGGTGGAAACCCTACTAACCTTGCAGGATTTGAAGCTTTTGAAAGAGCTTTCCATGCTTTGGTTATTAAATATTTTAGTGCAAGTCCTTCAACTTTCGCAACTTTATTTAGTTCACCTGCTGCATTTTCAAGTGTAAAAGTTGCTTTAACAGGTGTTCCTACCGTGAACGGAGTTCCTTCAGGCGCAACAGGTGATATTAACGCTATCCAAAATGACGAAGCGACATTATCTTATTCAATTCTTGGTGCGGGTCAAACTAAAATTGTACCTACTTTCACTAATACAGGATTGCAGTTAGATTTAGACGCTGCTAATAACGAAGGCGCTGAATACTCTGCTCCTTTAGAAACAAATTGTCCAAAAGAGTTTGTTGTAGGAAAACAAGCATTTTCATTAGTTACTAAATTGAGCATTGCTGACGTGTCAAGCACAGATGATTGCGCATTTGGTTTCCGTAAAAAAGAAGCTTATCAAGCGAATATTGATGATTATAACGATATGGCTTGTTTAAATGTTATTTCAGGTGATATTAAAATTGAAACAATTTTAAATAACGCTGCAACAACCACGACTGACACAACTGAAAGCTGGGCAGATACAGAAACTCATACTCTTGAAGTTTATGTAGATGTTAATGGTGCAGTAACTTACAAAATTGATGGTTACGCTCCTGCTACAACCGCTGCATTTAGCTTTACAGCAGATACGGTTTTAGTTCCTTTTGGTTACGTTTTAAATGCTGCTGCTTCAGCGCCGACAGTTGTTGTTAGCGAGTTTGCTGCATTACCTTCTAACGATTGGAGAATCTAATCAACCCAATAAATAATAAGGGGTGATGTAAAAGTCCCCCTTTTTTTTTAAAAAATAAAAAATGGCAAACATTGTTGAAATAATAAAAACATTTAATGTTCAATTGGCATTAAAAAACATCTATTCTAAAATAGATGAAATTATCAGAAAATTAAACGATAGTGAACCTAAGTATAAAGTATATACTGCCTTATTAACTCAAACAGGAATAGACGCTCCTGTTGCTACTGTATTAGAAAATACTTTAGGTTATAATATAACTTGGGAATATGTAAACATTGGTGTATATAAATCATTAGGTATTGTCGGTACTTTTAAAGATGGTAAATTTGGACTTATTCAAGGAGCAGGAAATTCAAGCAGTTTGGTTTCTTTATGGGGTTATAATAGTTCAATGGACTTTTCAGAAATGTTATTAGAGTGTTATGACTTAGGAAATGTAAATTCACCTGGTGGATTGCAGTTAAAAGATGATATCCTAGTGAATCAGTTTATAGAAATAAGAGTATATAACTAATTAAAATATAAAAAATGAATACTCAAGATAAAAACACATTATATAGATTATTAGCGGGTAAAGATTTGATAGCTTGCGGATATGAAAAATTATCATTATCGGCAGGCGCAGAAGCTTTAACTATTCCTACGGGAGCAACTTACGCCGAATTAAGATTAGAAAGTGATGTAACTACTCAAGTTGCAGCAAGATATTTAATGTTAGGAACTACAACATTACCTACATCTTCGGTAGGCATGGCGTTAAACAATTTAGATTTTTTCGACATTAATAACGGAACCAACTTAGTTAATTTTAGAATCATACAAGCTGTTGCAGGAACTCACGTATTGCATATCCAATACTACAAATAACAATGGCAAATATCGTAGAAATAATAAAGAATTATAACGTTCAATTAGCGTTAAAAAATATATTTTCTAAGATTGATGAAATTATTAGGTATATTAACAGTAATCCAAGTGGAGGAGGTTCGGTAACAAGCGTAACAGCAAGTTCACCATTAACGTCTTCCGGAGGTGATAATCCTAATATTAGCATTTCTTATACGCCTGAAAATTTAGCAAATAAAGGGGTAGCAAACGGATATGCTCCACTAAGTAGCGATGCAAAAGTAGATGCTGCTTATTTACCTGCTTATGTAGATGAGGTTTTAGAATACGCAAACTTAGCAGCGTTTCCAGTAACAGGAGCAAGTGATAAAATTTATATCGCATTAGACACGAATAAGGTTTATAGATGGTCAGGTAGTGTTTATATTGAAGTAGCTGCAAATAGTGGAGTTTGGGGTGCAATAACAGGAACATTAAGCAACCAAACGGATTTACAGGCTGTTTTAGATTCTAAAAAAGGTTATGCTTTACAAATAAGGACTGTTAATGTTTTTAATCCAGCGGATGCAACTAATTATTTTTTAGGCAATGAATCTACACCATTTACATCAAATTCTTGTTTAGCTGTTTTTCCACCTATTAATGGAACGATAAAAAACATAGTGATAACATCAAGAAATGGGGCAGGAGCTTCAAGTCAAGCGTCTACATTTTCACTTAATAAATTTGGAGGTGGAGGAGCTGATGTTTTAGTACAGACATTAACGACTACTTACACTTTTAGTTCGGCACAAAACAATCAAAACATAAGTACTAGCATAGCAGTAACCACATCGGATGCTTTATATATAAAATGGGTTACACCAACATGGACGCCAACTAATCCAACACAAGTTAGATTTAATATTATTTTATACATAGAATAATGAATGAATATGAAATAAAATTTGAAAACGAAAAGTATAATATTTATTATTATACGGATGGGAATTTAGAAACAATAGAATTTTATGGTTATTCTTTAGATGAACCGCAATTAATAATTAGATACGGTTACAAACAAAAACAATAAAAAATGATTTCAGCAATAAAAGATAGCAAGAGAATATTCTCTCAAAACGGAGGGGGAAGCGGAGGGTCATCAGGTGGTGGCATAACTAATTTTATAGCTTCAGGAACAGATACTTATACGGGTACTGTTACAGGAGTTACAGCCTATAACGATGGAGATGCTTATATTGTTAGATTCACTAATGGTAATACAACTTCTGCCACATTAAACATTAATAGCTTAGGTGCTGTTTCATTATATAGAAATAATAACGGACCATTAATTGGTGGCGATATTGTTGACGGAGGAGAAATGATTTGTATCTACAATTTAGTTTTAAATGGATTTCAAGTTATCGGAACCGCTCCAAACACTTTACTCTCTTATGTTACAAACGATGATTCTGTAACTTTAACAAAGGGTATGCCTGTATATGCTTTTAGTGGAACAGGAGATAGAATGACTGTAAAAAGAGCAAATAATACATCTGACGCTACTTCTGCTCAAACTGTTGGACTTGTGTTATCAGCATCTATTGCCGCAGGTCAAAAAGGATTAATAATGATGCAGGGTTTATTGGACGGATTGTCTATATTGCCTACTGCAACATTTACGGATGGTGACGCTGTATATTTAGGAGCAACAGCGGGAAGTATTACAAATATTAAACCTTCTGCACCAAACCATTTAGTGTATTTGGGAGTTGTTACAACAGCGAGCAATGGTAGTTCGGGCAGAATGTATGTACGTGTTCAAAACGGGTACGAATTACAGGAGCTTCATAACGTTAGCATTAACGCTGGAACATTAGCCAACAATCAAGTTTTAACATACGAATTAGCAACTCAATTATGGAAAAACAAGGGGTCTTTAATAGAGATACAAGTTGCGGCATCTGATGAAACAACTGCCTTAACAACAGGAACTAATAAAATAACTTTTAGAACTCCGTGCGCAATGACTGTAACTGCGGTAAGAGCTTCATTGACTACGGCTCAAGCAGCAAATGGGGCGGGAGGCATATTTACCGTTGATATAAATGAGGGAGGAGTTTCTATTTTGTCAACAAAATTAACTATTGATAATACAGAAAAAACATCAACCACCGCTGCTACGCCTCCTGTAATAAGTGATACGGCATTAGCAGATGACGCTGAAATGACTATTGACATAGATCAAATAGGTGATGGTACAGCAAAAGGTTTAAAAGTAACTATTATTGGAACAAGAGCATGATAATAAATCCTTACGTATTTGCAGGACCAACTTACGACCCCGATGCACAGGCTTACTTTAATGCTAACACAGCAATAACAAGTTCAGCTGATAAAAACGCAATTAATACCTTTTATTTAGGTCTTAAAAGTGATAGTATCT